CTATTGTAGCTCTATGTTTCCAGTATCATATAAGTCTGTTATTTTTTTACCCAAATTTTCTGATATTACTAACATCTCTATAAATAGTATTTTATCTACATCTTCTTCTATTTCTGATAATCTATGTCTTTCTATTCCTGTTTCTTCTGATAAATCTCTTAATGATATTCCCATCTGCTCACGAATTTCTTTTATTTTTAATTCTACTGTCATAAAAACACCTCAGTAGTAGTCTCTACAATTTTGGTATTTTTATTCAAAAGAAAAGTCACAATATAAACTTGGTATAGTTCATATTGTGACTAATCCATTTTTCTTATAATAACTATAATTATTATAGCATATATTTTTTGTTTTGTGTGTCGAACGGTGTCGAATATTTTACAAAATTGCATTTTTAGTTTGTGAAATTTATTGACTTTTATATTTTATTTTGATATTATATTTTTATCGTTTGAACACTCACCGTGACAGCTTAGTTGTATTAAGTAGCAACTAGTTGTTATGCAAATAATAGTTAGTTGCTACTATCATGCAACTAGGTTTCGACTTATTTGCAACACGAGGAGGTGAGTGAATTGGAAACGCTTTTGGTAATTACAATAATATTCTTTTCTTTAGGCTTCGCAATTGAAAAAGCTACAAACTTTTTCAAGGAAATAAAATCTGGTTCAGCTAAATTAGCTAAAGGTTTTGAAGCAAAACTATCAATTGTTCCAGTTGATAGCAAAAAAAGTGAAGTAAGTGCCACTAACACAAACTCCACAAACGATAACTTAGATTAGTTTACTAATCTGTAAGGAGCTTTGCTCCTTATTTTTTATTATATTCATTATTTATATTTTTATCACATGTATTTCTAGAAAGTCAATGCTTTTATCTAATGTTACATAAAAGTTAAAATCTTGTAACAAAATTGTAACATTTCTTTTGATATCTGTCAAGATTCACTATCATTTTAATTTAATTTTTAAATATTTGAATTGCTAAATTTATTAACTCAATTACAATATTTATTAGTTCACTATGTTTTTTTATAAAATTTTCAATTCCATTTATGTATTTTTTCCTTATCTCACCTGCTTTCAAAATTTATTATAATAATAAAATATAAACAGATGGACTTTTATTCTTTACTGTCCTTTTTTCACTCCTCTTTATAGTTTGACTTTCTATTACTTGTTTATTATAACATATTTTTGTAAAATTTGCAAATTACTTTTTTCTTTTATTATACCACTTTATTTTATATTTTTATGTATTATGTTAATAATTTTAAATCTTTATAATCAATTTTAAGCCGTTTTATTTTTCAATTAATGTAATTATATACCTCTATAAAACGCAAAAAAGAGGTAAATTGAAATTAATCAACTTACCTCTTAATTTTATTTAACTCCACCTGTCCATTTAGCAAATCCTATCTTGTAATTACCTGTTCCAGAAACATTATATCTTACCATTGGTCTTCCATTAAATATTCCAAAACAATCACATTCTTCGTATGGGCTTAAACTTCCTATAACTTTTGTTAAGCTTGTATCTGCATATATAATTTCTTTTGTTGAACCGTTTTTATATCTTCTCACTGGTTCATCACTCCCTTCAACTTTTGGTACTGCTACTGTAGTTGTAGCTTGTCCTATTTTATTTGCTACATCATTTTTGAATTGTATCCAAGCTTGTTCATTTCTTACATAGTATCTTGGACATTCTTTTCCTGTTACATCATAATGTCTTATAATTGCATCTATTCCTAGATTGTATCTCTTGCATATATCTGCACATAACTCTACTAAACTGTTATATGTATTGTCATTAAATTTTCCTTCCCAATCTGGGTGACAATCTTCTATTCCAATTGACTTTCTATTCATTGAATAACTACCACTATGGAAAGCAACTTCATTTTCTGGTATGCATCTTATTATTTCACCATTTAAACCGATTATATAATGAGATGAAGCATATGTCTTATGTGATGTTGCTAAACTTTCAAAATAGTTTCTATTGCCTAATGCTGAACTTCCTGCATTTCCAACCCAATGAACTACAATTTTTTCAATTTTATTTTGTTTTTCTCCACTTCTTGAATATGGATTTATTGTTAATAGTCTATCTTCTATATTCATTATTCGTTTGCCTCCCCTCTTGTATCTTCTTCTGCAAGTTCCATTGTTTCTACAATTTCATCTTCCATAATTATTCCTCCTTACTATTAATTGCTTTTTGTCCTAACAAATATGTTCCAATAACTCCTTGTACTACTGCAATTACTTGTACTATTTGTATTGCATATGGTATTGTTATTCCATCTACTGCATTTATTCCTGCTACTAATGCACTTACTATTGCTAATATATTTGTTAAGTATTTTGCTATTGTTTTTAATTTTTCCATATTAGTTCACCTCCATCTTTAAATTTATTTTTTCTATATCTTTTTCTATTTCTTCACATCTTTTATCATGCACTTGTAAAAATTCTGACTGGTTGTCCATACTTTTTTGCAAAAGTTCTAATGACTTGGCTGTATTTTTATTAGTATTTTGTATTTCTATCAAGCAATTACTATTTTGCTCTAATGTTTTTTGCATATCTTTTCTTGTTGTTAGCCAGTCATATAAGAATAATACTACTATTATAAGTGGTACTCCGTATTTACTTATCATTTCTGCTAATTCTTGCATTACTTCTCCACCTCCAGTACATCTTCTGCATCTTTAAACTGTTCTGAATTTTTCAAATATTCATAGCACTCTTCTATTGTTTCATTTTCCGAATATTCTTTTTGTATAAAACTGGTTTCAATAAATATATTCATACTCTTATTTTCATCTGTACTGCTATAATATTCCTTTTCTTTTTCTCTTTGTTTTTCTGATGTATAAGAAGCAACTTCTATAATATTACAATTATTTGTTATTTTATTTATACTTACTATTCTATGATAGTTTGTTGTTATTCCATTTTCTAATTCTATTTCTTTTTTTAATGCCATTTTTATACCTCCTATCTATAGCCTATAATTTTATATATTTTAATCTCATTGCTATTTCCCCATTCAACACTTCTACCATTATATAAATTTACGTAACCTGTAGTATTAGATGTATTTGCCACCGAAGTACCTGAAATAGAAACACATTTTGATTGTAATTGTGACATACTACCACTATATATATTGTATGCAATTAATAAATTAGCAATTTTACCATTTGGAGCATTAACTTTTACAGAATTTCTATAAATAGGATTACCTTCTGATTTTCCATAAAATATTTCTAAATAAGCAAAATTAGCTGATGTTTCATTTAATGTTACTGTTCCTGTTGTTCCTGATGAATTGTCGTATAAAGAAGTTGGCGTCAACCATTTTTGAAGTTCTGTTTTATTAATATCTTTTATTTTTGAACCCGAGTCGGTATACCCTGCAATATGTGTCACTGTTGATGAAGTTAATCCTGCACCTGCATAGCCTATGCTTATTTTTCTATTTGTGTCTCCATAATCAGTTATCTGCGTTGATGATGAAGCTTTTCCATTTACATATACATTATTAGCATCTGCATATAACATCCATTTATTTAGTTTTCTATCAAATACACCTCTATTAGTATTACCTGAACCAATTCCGAAAAAAACACTATAAGTATCATTACTAACTTCCATTCCGCCATCTTTTCCAGAAACAGCCTTAATCTTCTCTATTTCGCTAATTTGCAATTTTCCACCAAGGCTTGTATTATATTGTTGTCCAATAGCAACATTATTTTTATATATTGCTATTGCTGGATTTCCAGATGTTAAAATGATATTATACGTTGCACTTGATAGCTTGTCCGCTAATATTAATTGAATATCAAAAGAATTTGCAACACTAAATCCATCTGTTCCTGCATCTCCTTGAATATTTAAACTACCAGTAATCTTATTTCCTGATATTGTATAAGTTAGTGTTGTTTTTCCATCAACCCAACTAGAACTTGAAGTTGTTTTATATTTATATTTGCAACTAGTTATTGCATTTGCCACACTACCAAAACTTGCATTCCAGAACTCTCCCTCGAATTTCAATGTTGTTGTTGTTCCAATATTATTTTGTCTTGTTGCTGATAATGATTTTATCTTTATATTGCTATAATTTTTTATAGTTGCCGTTTTACTTACTTTTGTACTATTTCCTCTACTATCAATTGCATATACATCTATTACATTGTTATTGATTTGATTAATACTCATATTAACATCAGCACTTGAATTATAATTTGCCGTAGTATTTTTAGTTCCAACTAATAGTTTATAGCTTCTCATAGTTGCACTATTTTTAGCTATAGCTTTATTCGCTGTACTTATTGTTGCTTTTACATTAGAATAACCATTTACTAAAATTTGATTGTTTCCAGTTAGAGCCGTTATTGTTGTATTTGTATCTTGATATGTAAAATTTGAGAATGTTGGATTACTATTTGTTACAGTAAATGTAAAATCTTTTGAATTTGTATATGATTTACCATTTGCAGTTGTTGTTATAATATATCTTGCTTTATATATATTACTGTTTGGAGTTAAAGTATATATTTTGCTTGCTGTTGGTGTAATTGATTTACTAGTTCCTGTAACTGTTCCATAATCTATTATTGTAGAGTTGTCAGTTTTGCATAATTTTAAACTTGTTGTTGCTCCACTAGGATTTGCCCAAGTAATTGTATGTGCTGAACCTATATTAACATTTGGTACAGAACTTAAAGTTGCAATTTGATGAGTTGTAACTTCTATAGTATTAGACTCGCTATATAATTGACTGTCTAATCTTTTTACTCTTATTTTTAAATTATATTTAGTATTAGGAGATAATCCACTTATATTTATTGGAGATGATAAAGCATAACCACTTTCCCATTCTCCTCCATTTTTACTAACCCAAATTCCATCTATAGTAGCATCAACTGAGTAATTTAATTTGACACTATTTATTGTTTTAGAATTTAGAGAAATACTAGCTTTTGCATATCGTGGAATTGTACTTAAATTCATACTTCCACTAGCACTAGCATTACCACAAGTATAGCTTTGCCCAGAACCATCATTTACAGAAAAACTATAATTAATTGATTTTGTTCCATCACTATTATGTCCTATTGTTTGACTTCCAGTTCTTATAGTTAATGTTGAACCAGCTGAATATGATGGAATTGTTCCTGAATAAGAAGTACCATTTATTGAAATACTATATGTTATACTTTTCCAGTTACTCCAAGAATAACTAGCTTTATATATTGTAAAACTAAAACTTATTTCAGAAGTATTATTAGCTACACTTGTTGATGTTTCATTTACTGTTAATTTAAATTCGTGTGAATGTTTACTTCCATAACCTGTTATTGTTCCCATCTTAGCCTCCTAATCCTGTAAGCCAAACTTGACTTCCAATTTGTTGTATTAGCAATACATTTATCTTAGCTTGTTCTTTTACTTCTAGCTGTTTTGTATACACACCTTTATCTGTCATTTCTGCTACTCTTTCATTTGTAGAACTATTAAATGTTCTATTTCCATCAGCATCTATTCTTGTATATGTATTTTTTGTACTAGAATTAACCTGAATACCTTTCCCTATTTCAACAGTATCTGTTCTTGTTTCATTTGCATTTTGTTGCCAAATTGCTTTTTCTATTCCCATTGAAACCATTAAATCAGAAATGTAATAAGATGCTACTGTATCACTACCTATTTCTATTTTTATATTATTACTTGTTATCTCAACTGGAATTATTTTTTCAATCCACGTATTGATATTTCCATCTAATTTATATTCAACTTCATTTACTTTCACATAGCCTGTTGCATCTTCTTTTAATTTGTAATAATTGAAACTTATAACATATTGTCCATTTTTTACAACTTGTGATTGAATTGATACTCCATTATTTATTAAATACCCTTCATCGCTAACATTATTTTGTTGTATTAAAGTGTTTGTATATTCTTCTAATGTTGCTTCACTATCTTGTTCTTGTCCTCTCCAATATTCTTTTGCATAGAAAAATATATTTCCTCCACCTGTTTCTTTAGATTGTAATGTTATTCCTTCTATAGTGTGTTTTAATTCGTTTACTTTTTCTGTTAGTTCATCTTTTGTTGCAACTTTTTGTGTAAATCCATCTATATCTTGTTGTGCTTGTGTTATTTTTTCCTCATTTTCTGTTGTTTCCTGTACTAATTGTGTTATTTTTCCATCAATTTGATTTATTTCACTTTGTACTCTTTTGATTTTATTTGAGTTTGTTTGTTTTGTTTGCATACTTTCTTGTTCTGTTTTAGCTTGTACTTTATTATTTATACTTGCTTTAAATTTACCAGCATACTTTATTTCTCCTTGATATAAAACTTTTTTACCATCAATTACTAGAATGTCTCCAATATCATAAGCTGGATCTATTATTGTTTCTCCTTCAAATGTGTATACTTCAAAATCTTTTATTTGATTATAAATATTTTCTACTTGCTCACTATCAACTATATACATATTGTTTTGGTCAATAAATACTGTTGCTTGTGTTTCATCTCCAAATTTATAATTTTGTATTCCATCTTCATAAGAAACTCTACTTACTTTTAGCTTATCTCCCCAAGTAAAATCACCAAATAAATCAACATTGAAATTGACAGTATCTTCTCCAAATGTTTTTATGTATAATTTTCCATCTCTGCCTATTACAGCAAATCCACCTGCTTGTTCTGCTATATAACCTAAATATGTTCTTGCGGTTACGGTGTTATCATATACTGCTATTTGTTTATTTGAATTAAGAAAAGAAGTAGAACCTAGTTCCACTCCTACCTTTTCACATATATCTTTTAAAACTTCTAACATAGTCTTTGGGTATGTTAAATTGCTACCATCATATTTGTTATCTTCAAATTTTTTCATATAGTCTGTAGCTTTTATTTTCACTTTAAATTCATCATCTTCAATTGGCTTCTGAATTGTAAACTTTCCTATTGGTACAATCTCTCTTCCACATGTTGTTTTTAATATAGGAGATATATTATCTGTACTGTATATATGTGTTGTTCCTTCATATGTTGTTGCATGACTTAATTCTTTTGCTATTTCTTTTTGTTCTTCTGTGAATGGTAAACGTGTTGGTGTTGATAGTTTATAATATACAATTACTGGTGTTCCTTTATCATATTTTGATTTTAGCCAAATTTTAAATTGTTCTACTGTTGTGTACTTACTTATCATTATTCTAACTCTGCTATTTTTCCTTATTGTTACACAATTATCAATTAACCAACTTGAATCAAAACCAACTCCTTCAAAATAATTTGACATTGTTCTTATTACAGTATCATAATCATTTATATATACTGCATTAACTGATAAACTAAATTGAGCAATTCCATTATAAATATCATCTAAACTCCAATTTTCATTTCCTTTAAAAACTAGTTTTTCCCACACATGCACTTCTTCTTCATTGTCCCAATCAAAATAATCTCCTTCTAACATTTCTTGTTGTGTTGGTATTATGTATGATTGTTCTTGATGAGGTTCGTATGAAGATATTTTATTTCCTACTTCTAATTGTAGTAAATAATTATTACTTGTTATATAACTCGCTTGTGCACTATATGTTCTTATAGAGACATATTCTTCATTGTTCCCAATTGTTATTGTTTCTTCTCCACTGTATCTTGTAAAATTTTTATTTTTATCAAATAGTACATATACTACTTTTCCTACATAATTTTTATTTTTATCAAATAATCCACCTATATAAGTTTTTCCTTTTTCTACTTTTATTTGTTTACTTGAAACAAAATTTGTATCATACTCGAATACTCCTGTGTTATTCCAATAGCCTTTTTGTATATCTCCAACAAGATTTTTATTACATTTTATTACTTTGACAGAATTATTAACTGTTTTTATCTCGCTTGGGTAGTCTGGATTTGGAGCAGGTATTCCTCCTACATATGGCTCCCATTCTACAACTGTTGAATTATCTGTTTGTTCAAATTGTGCTTTAAATTTATAATTGTTTAATGTAGTTCCACTTTCTATTCTAAAAATCGACAGTCCCATTGACAAATTTTTATCTTTTGTTGCTGGTTGTCTAGCATCTACATTTAATAATTGACAAGACCACCCAGCCCAATTTTGATTTTCATCTTGCATATAAATCATACATTTGTCACTACTAATACTTCCACCTAAATGGAATGTTTCTAATTGATATACTTTATTTGCTTCCGATTTTATAATACTTCCAAAATGCACATCAGTTTTTGCTGTAGCTGTTCCATTCACAGTCCATATTTGAGTATTTTCATCATAACTATATGTTATTCCATTTATTGTTCCACTTTTAGATGCTCCAAAATTCAAAATATTTTTTCCACTATAAATCTCTTGCTTATGATTTCCACTTATCTCTAAATTAAGTGGTATTTCTTTTTCTTCTTTTAATGTTATTTCTTCTCCTTCTGTTACTATATCATTGTGATATTTTATTCCTGTTTCGACATATACTTCATTGTAATTCTCAGGTAAATCTCTTTTATCTATTTCAAATTCAATATCTTTTTCAGGAGTACAACCTAAACAAAGTTCATTATTGTTAAATAATTCAGATTTAGAACTAAAATCTATAATATGATTAGGTTCAATTTTATTTCCATCTATGTATATATTTAATTCATGTTGTGTTGAATCTTCTAATATTTTTTCTTTATAACCTTTACTTGTATTATACATTTATAGCCTCCTATGAATTTGCATTTTTTGAAGCTTGTTTTTGAGCTTCTGTTAGTTCTTTTTGCATTAAATTAAAAGAACACTTCCATCTTGTTTTGGAAGTGTTCGTATTTAATTCTGTATCTATCATTTCTACTTTTCTTTTTGAAACTCTAAATTTTGCTCCTTCTAAAAATCCACCTTTTACAACTGGTATTTTTACATCTAGTATGAGTGGGTTTTTATATGTTTTTTGTATAAGTTGTTCTGCTTCTTCTTCTGAATTTAAATTCCATGCCATAGAAAGTTTTAACATTCCTATGGCTATAGGATTATCTATTAATGCTCCTGTCTTTTTACTTGTATAACTATCGTTGTCTGTATCTTCTATGTCTGCACTATATGTTGAGGGTGTTGGTAAATTTTCTGTTTTTCCGTGTTCTCTCCATAACATTGTTAATCACCTACCGTTACTATTGTATTTTTTCCAGTTCTTCTGGTTTTTGAATTTATATAATCTATTGTGTCATCAAATATTTCTTTTCCTAAGTATTGAATTGTTACGTGTAATGGTTGTCCATTACCACTATTAAAATCTGACAATACATCCTCGAATGTATCTCTCATTATATTTTGTGGTGTGACAATTTCTGGGTTTGTCTTTGCTCCAGAATATTCACCTGCTAATACTGTTGTTGCTTCTGTTAATACACCACCTTTAGCAAGTCGTGGTATTGATATCGTACTTAATTGTAATGAAATTGGGTTCAATCCTATCAAAGAACCTACTGCATTTGCCACTTTGCTTATACCTGATAATAATTTGTTTATTCCTTTTATAGTTCCATTTACAAATCCTTCTAGGCCACCTAATATAGAATTTATTACACTTTTTATGCCTGACCAAATTCCATTCCAGATATTTTTTACTACATTTCCTATAGTTGTCCAAATATTATTCCATACTGTTTTAATGTTATTTAAAACAGTTGATATTTTATCTTTAATATTAGTTATAACAGTCGAAATCGTAATCTTAATTCCAGTCCATACAGCTAGCGCTGTACCTCTTATATTGTTCCATACATTGCTAAAAAATGTTGCCACAGCACTAAATACTGTTTTAACTATATTTAATATTCCATTCCATAGATTACTTAAGAAATCTTTAATTCCATTCCATACTGTTTTTATTTTATCTATAATACTATTCCATAAGTTAACGAAAAACAATTTTATATTATTCCATATTTCTTGTAATTTTTCTGTTATTTTTACCCACAAATTTTGAAACCATTCAGATATTGTTCCCCAATTTTTTACAACTACAATTATAGCTGTAATTGCTGCTATAACAGCTAATATAATTAATGTTATAGGGCTTGTTAAAATAGCAAATAATCCCATAAGTCCATTCAAAATAGCCTGTGCAATATTCCATAATACAATCGCACCAACTACAATAGCAATTGCTCCTCCTACTGCTTTTAGTATTTCGGAAACCGTTTTATTTTGTGCTATTGTTTGTAGTGCATCTCCTACCGTTTTCAATACATCTCCTATACTTGAAAGAACTATTTCTAATATTTTTTCTGCCATTTCAGAAAAGCCAGACACTATTGGTTCTATAAATTGCACTATACCACTAAAAGCACTTAAAACACCATCTAAAAATGATTGAAATCCTGTACTTGAAACTAAATTTAAAATAGCATTAGTAATATCATCAATCATATTAGCAATTCCTTGTACTATCTCTGTACCATTATTATCGTTATTCCAAGCATTTGCCCATGCCACTCCTATTTGTCCTATTGAATTTAGAATATTAGCAATTATTGAATATATTGTTCCATTTGTAAATAATGTTTCTACACTATTCCACATAGCACTTATAGCTTGACCTATTCCGCCAACAGAGTTTTTAAATGCCTCTATCACTTGTGTACCATATTGATTCCAACTATCAACAAGTGGTTTAAAGAAATCATAAAATTTTTGAGCTAATGGAGACATTTGAGTATCTATTCCAGATAAATCAAAACTTGGTGATGCACCTCCACTACCACTATCAGAGTTATCATTAGATTGCACATTATTAATTTCATCATGTACACCTGCTAATTGCTTTGTTTCATTTTTTGCTTTTTTTGCACTTCCAGCCATACTAGCATATGAACTTGCACTTGCTTTTGCAAATATATTTACTCTAAATAAAGCATAAACAACAGATTGGATAGCTTTCATTAATTGGTATACTAATCCTGTTACATACTGTATTACAGGTGCAAATGCACTTCCCATAGCATACTTCATATAATTTATATTTGCACTTAGTTGTTTTGCTCCTGCATTTTGACTAGATAACCAACTTTGTGCGCAACTACTTAACACTGAATATATACTTCTTAAAGAAAATAAAGCCATAGCATATTTCAAAATATGTCCAAGACCATTTTTTACTCCTGTCCCCATTCCTTTTATATTATTTGTAATATTTTGAGTTAGCTTTGGTAATCCTTTAAAACTATTTTTTATATTAGATATACTAGGTTTTGCTTGTTCTATTTTTTGTTTAAATGCACCAAAAAAACTACTCAATTTATTTTGAGTAATTGCTGTCTTATTTGTTTCTTGATTTAATTGTGCCATTTTACTTTTTGCTTCACTAAGTTGTCTATTATACATTTCTATTTCTGTATATAACTTTTGTGCTTGACTATTTAATGATGTAAAATCTTTATTTGATTTCAATGCATTATCAACTGTCATATCCATTGCTTTATCATTTGGATTTATTCCCTCTGGTGTTACGTTTTTTCTAGTATCATCTACTATTTTATCAATTTGTGGATTTATTACACTTAATTTAATTTGTCGTGCATTTATCTTTTCTTGTAAACTATCTATTTGCTTTTGTACTTGAGATATTTGTTTTTGTGCATCTTTATTATTTACTTTAATTGCTATTTCATTGTTTTCAGAACTCTTTTTTAAGCCCATCATTTTCTTTTTCATAAAATTAACTGCTTGATGTAATTTGCTTGTCATTGCCTTTGTGTCTACTTTTGAAAAAGCTTCTTGAACTTGTTTCATTTTTCCTTTTATTGCAGGTAACATTTTCTCAAATTCTTTTAATGCTTCTTCTACTTTTGCAGTTACTACAATTTCTATCTCTTCTACTGTAATATGTCATCTCCTCCTCTCTTTCTTACACAAATAAAAAAACACCTACCTAAGTAAGTGTTTCTTCATATTTTAATGGTATTTGTATATATATTCTATTTTCTTTTTGTAAATTCCTAATAATTTTTACTCCATCTATTTGAAATTCTTCTACTATTTTATTTGATACTGATAAAATATCTGATTGAGTAATTTCTCTTGAAAATATTACTTCATATTCTGTTATATATTTTTTCTTTATAATATCTATAACTTTAACTTTAAATCCTAATTCATTGTATAATTCTTGAATTTTTTCAACTGTTACTTTTAATTCTGCATCTGTTACTTGAGATAATATAAAATCTTTATTTCTCTTTTTATTATAATAATTTAATTTTTCATTGTAATTTTCTACATTATAATAGAAATTATTATTAACTTTGGAAGTATCCAAATAATTTATCTCCTTAATATTTTTCTTTCTAATTGCCTTTTCATATTTTTTCTGACTTTTCACACTTTTAAAAAAAGCTTTAATTACAATTTTTATTAGTTTTATAATAAGAATAAATATATAAAATTCCTACAGTTATACTTAATATATAAAATGGTAAACAAAATAATAACCATATTAATTGAAACATTTAAAATTAACCTCTTCTACTTTAATAATTCTTGCTTTTTTCTTTCAAATTCTTCTTGAGTTATTATTCCATCTTCATATAATTGTTTGTATTTTCTTATCTCATCTGCATTAGAAGCTATACTTCCTATATTATTACTATTACTTTTAAAATTTTTTGCTTTATCTATTGCCTTTTTTATTTCTTCATTTAATCCTTTTCTTAGTACTTTTACTACAAATGTTTCTGTTATTCCAACTATTCTTAATTCACCAGTTTTTGTTAAACCACTTATATGTTCATCAATAGATTGTATATCTTTTATCATAATCTGTTTTTCGTTTGTAGTTCCTAATGTTGAATTACAAAAAATAATTCTTTTATCAGTTATAACAACAATACCATTTAAAACATTTTTTACTTGCATAGCTCCACCAAATACTTTATTTTGATTTGCAAAACTTATACTATTATTTTCAAAAATTGAGACATTTGATACTAATGCATATAAAATTTCTTCATTATTTTCAATCAATTTTTGAACCTTATGTATTGCACCTTTGTTAAAGATATTATATGTTTTGTTATTTTTTAAACATTCTTCTATATTCATAATGCATCCCCCTTTATTTTTATTCTAAGTTAATTATAACATTTTAAAATAAAAAAACAGTCTAATTTTGTCGAAAGATATATTTTTTAATCTTTTTCAGCTTTCATTATGCCTCTCATTCTTCTTATAATTTCTTCTGGAGATTGTGTTTGTTGTTCTTCTTCCTTAAATAATTCTTTATAATTATCTCTAATTGGTACTATTTTAGGATTTCTACTCATACTATCTGCTCTTATAAGCTTATTTGTTACCGCTTCTTGTAAATTAATTTCACGTTTTAAATCATCAATTATTTTTACAAGATGAGTTTGACAATATGCATTTATTTCTGAATATCTACTATTCCAAAATTCGTGTGGTTTAATATCAAAATAATATGAAAGAGATTCAATTGAATAAATCAATTCAACTAAATTATGAGCCTCTTTTATTTTTTCTACTATATCATTTAAGCCTCGTAGCCTTGAAATCCCTGTTCTTGAAATTGTTTCTCTGCTATTTTGCTCATTGCACTTTCTGCTGATTTTTGAACTAAATCGTTCATATTCATTGTTGATAAAGGATTTGATGTCATTTCTTTTAATTCTTTCTTGTTCATTTTCTTTTTGAAAAAACCCTCTTCATTCAATGCCTCTGCAATCTTTCCGTATAAATCATTTGCTGTTATTCCTTCTATTCTGCAATCATCCATAAAGTCATATACTTCATCTGATGATGTGAATACACTTTTACCATCTTCATTTTCTGCTAATTTAAATATTATTTTTGATAAAGCTTCTCTATCACATATTGCATATGATTTTGTAAATGCTTCTTCAAAATTTTTATTTTTTAGTAGATTAGCTATGTCTACTATTTTTCTTGTTTTTAGTACTAAATTTATTGTTTTATTTTTTGTTTCTATAATCATCTTTAATTCTCTCCTTTGCAAAAGAGAGAAGGCTTATTCTGCCTTCTCAATATTTTCTTCTATTGTGCTAGTAACTTTCTTCGTCCTACTCCTAGCACTTAATGTAGAACTATTCTGTGGGAAATCCTTTACTTTCTGTTATTTCTGAGCTTCTATAAATTGTTAGCTTTGATTTTAACATATCATCTATAGCAATTTCACTCATTCCTATATAACATGTACCTGTGAAGTACCATGTTAATGGTTTACCAGCTTCTGATGTACTTTCTGGTAATTGAATTGCCCAATAACCATTTGTTTTTGCTGTTTGTACAGCTTTTAATTCATCATATTGGTCTTCTTTAAATAATATTTCTATTTCTAGATTTTCTGCTTTTTGTCTTCCTTCTGCTTGTCTTTCATCCGGAATGTCTAAAGCACTATATGTTATTCCTTCTGGTGCTTTTAAAAATTCTGGTATGCTTTGTACAAAAGCTATTTGTTTTCTTTTTCCTGCTGATTTTAAATCTTCTAATGTATCAGCATGAAATAGTTTTGTCATTGTACTTGTTTTTGGATCCATTTTTAATTCCTCCTATTTATAAAATTAAAAGAGGCCGTTATAGAATTATAGCGAACCTCAAATGTTATTGTTATACCGTATTTTTGCAATATAGAATCATATATTGCCGGACTGGTATTTGTCCTTATAAAATTAAATTCTTGAAGTTTTCTATCAACTTCATCTGTCATTTTCATTGCTTGGCGTTGTTTTTCATTCCAACAAGTTATAGATATTTGAAATGTAGAAAGTATTGGAAATGCATTTTCAGTTTTATTTACTGACTTTAAAGGTGTATGTAATTCTAAACAAGGAAATTTACTTGTTGTAGTTGGATTTGTTAATATTTGTTTATATTTTAATGATTCTAATTTTTCATATGTAAAATCACTAAACTCTAATACACTTAAATCTTTCATTATTTACAACACTCCTTTAAAAATTCATTTAGTTTTTTCTTTGTTATTTCTTCGTTTTCATTTCTACTTTCAAATGCTCCATCGCTCATAAAGTGATTAGCTTTCATTCCATGAGCAATATAAAAATCCATTCCTTGAATATTTACAATTGGATATGGTAATGCCTTTTCAACTTTACTTACTGGAATAAACCATTCTGTATAACCACTTTCTATGAAGTGCTTTGATTTTCCAACATGTTCCATCTCAGCATTAGCACCTGTCCCAAAATACTCAAAGAATAAATAAGAAACTCCATTGCTCATAAATTTAGAAGGGTCAGCATAAACTTTTCCCTTCACTTCTTTTGTAGACATATCAATCATTTCTACTAATATACCTTCTTCGTTATGGCCTTTTTCTAGCCTTATAGCATAACCTCTAATGTTTTTTAATACATCTTCTGTTATGGCTTTTGTGGTTTGTGGTAGTTTCTGCATTATAGTATTTATATTTTTGAAATTATGCTTTACTTTTATATTACAATTAAAATTTATCATTGTATTTTCTCCATTCTATATACATAAGTGTTTCCTATTTGGTTTTTATCTAACACCTTATATTCTGGAATAAACTCCTTTAATTTTGAGACATCTTCAAATGATATTCCATTGCCTTTTTGTACATCATAATCTCTTGTTGTACGACCTTTATATGTACTATAATCAACTTCACCAGTAGACTTTCTATCTAATTCATTTACATCTTGTTGCATATTTAGCCAAGCTATGCCTTTATATTTCCATACTTTTGAAACTTCGCCGTGGTCTTCTATTTCTTCATATTCTGATATATATACTTTTGTTAAATCTCGTAATAACATTACTTAATCCTCCTTAGTCCAGATTTTATAATGTCATTTCTTAATTTATCTATAATATCTTCAAATGATGTCGAAATAGAACCTTCTCCACGGCTTGCTAAGCCTTCTGCTCCTCTTGAAAGATATACTGCTTTTGTAGCTTTCTTGATATATGGAAATAATTTTTCATCATCTTTTTGCCTATTAGAAATATCAGAGGCAATAGAACTTACTTCCTCAAATATTTCATTTAAAACATTTTTGTCATCTTTATAATTAGATGCTAAATCTGATATTATTTTATCTATATTATTAGTTTCTTCCATTTCTATTGCCTCCATTTTTATTCTTTATCTGTTTTTGTTTTACCTGTTTTTGTTTTAGTTTCTTTTTTTCTTATTCTTCCTATTACAGTAGCCATATTTTACTCCTATTCTGCTGGTGCATATGAGCAATATACACCTGCTAATTTATTTTCGTAAACATGTCCATATAAATTGTTGTTTCTATATTTGAACACATTGCTATCTCCATTTTGGTCTTCATCTGGTGTGAAGTATTTAATAAATTGGTCCATAGCTGTTACTACTGCTGTTTTTTCTACACATAAGAAGTTAATATCACTTGCTCCTGCTGCTTTTTTATAACCGTAATTTGCTTTTCCATCATTTAATGTTACTGCTGTATACATTCTTGTTTGTGGAACTTCAATTATTGTTGAAAATCTTTCTAAAACTTTCTTTGATTTAGTTGTGTCTAAATCATCAACCATTCCTCTTAATGTTGGTGTTATGAATAAAATTCTATTTTCTGTTGAAACTTCATCTTCATCCATTTTATTTGTACAAGCTCTTAATGCTGTTACAACTCCAGCACCATCACTTAATGTTTCTTCTTTTTCAGAAATTCCTTCTACACTTGCTATTTTTGCAATTCTTGCTGCATCTGTTTCTGGAACTACTTTTGTTCTTACAAATTCTCCAGATAATTTTGCAAAAGGTAATCCTAATGCTTCTTGATTGTCTAATCTATCAATTCTTAAGTCTTGACTTCTTTCTTTGTCATATTTTACTGTTTCCCATTTAAATGTTGTTGAACCTTTTGTATAACCATCATTTCTTGAGAAATCTCCTAAGCCATCCATATCTAATTTAGCTACTTTAATTTCTCCGTTTAATCCTTTTTGTACTGTTGTTTCATCTCCATCTAATATAGATGTTTTTGCTTCATTTTTATATACTTCATCTAATTTTGGTAAGTATATTGTTGATATTTCAATATTATTCATTTTCTATTCCTCCTATTTAATTAGTCCCATTGCCTTTCTTATTGCTTCATCAGCACTTGACTTATTACCAGATGGGTCTGGGTTATATGGTGGTTTTTCTTTTGACCACTCATTTACTGCTTTTTCAGTAATTCTGTCTTGAATTGCTTTTATAAGCTTTGTTTTTTCTTGTAATTGCTCTGCTGTCATATTTTCATAATCAAAAAGATTTAAAAATTCTGGGTCAAATGCAGTATCTTGTGTTGTTGCTATTTTTAATGCTTCATCTTTTAAATCTCTAGCATTTAACTTTCTTTGAATTTCTTGATTTGCCTCTTCTTGTTTTTTCAATTGATATTGAAGTTTTTGAGTTTCGTTCATTTGAGCTAATTTTTCAGCTTCTGACTTTTGTGTATCTCTTTCTAGTTCCCATTGTTTTCTTGCATTTTCAATAGCAGTCTTATTTGAACTTGATACTCTTGAATCTAAAAAAGATTGAAGTTCTTTATCTGTTTTGATAAGTTCTTCATAATTAGCTCTTTCATTTTTTGCTGTTTCTGTTCCCTTTGAGTTCTCTGCCTCAGAGTTAACATTTGAATTATTTTCTTGTTCCATTTTTTCCTCCTCGTCCCTTTAGTTCTCTGCCTAAAGTTACTACAAATTATTTTGTTTATTTTATAAAGCCTAACTACAATAAAAACGGCATAAAAAATAGACATACGTCTATGTCTAAAATTTATAATTATAAAATGTTAATAACTTATTTAGTTGCCATAAAATACTTGTTTTCCATATTCTACTGCTACTTCGTGTTCTATCTTACACCCTCTTGCTTTTTCCCAACCTTTCATAAAATATAAAGCATCAACTTTTCCTATATATCTTATAGATTGTGATAGCATATATATTGCAATATCTTCATTAGCTGGTGCATTCTCAAATACTGTATCTACTACTTTGTTCCCTTGTTCTTCTAATTTTTTTATTAAATTTGCTCTTTCTTCTCTTATTTGTTCGTTTGTTTTGCCTTTCATAGGTTGACTAATCATTATTTTCATTTTTTTATTTCCTCCTTGTATAATTTATTTATTCTTTTTCTGTTCCCAAATGCCTTGATAGATTTCAAATTTTACTGGTTCTATAATTAATGGTCTTAGTATTGTAATTATAGTAAATATAATCCAATACCAAGTTGGCATTTGTAATTTAATACTTAATATTAAAACTAATAACCACATATTTTCACCTTCTTTCCATAATAAAAACACCTACTATTTAGTAAGTGCTATTTTTAATTTTTAAAATCTATATTTTTACATATTTTTTCTATTTTTCTCATAAGTGGTGTATTTTTATCTATTTCTTGTTTATCATTCCAAAATTGTGCTTTTAAACTACTTCTTTTTTCTTGTTTAGTTAATTTTATTTTTCTATCTGGATTTTCCATACTATACTTCCTCCAATTTAACATATATTATACCATTTTTATTTTTTATGTCAATTAGTTGAAAATCTGTATTTCTCATAAACAATATTTCTCCTCCACCTTCATCATTTAAAGTAGATAAATTTCTTCCTGTTTTAGATTTTATTTTCATTATCATTTTGAAGCTTGTGTCATATACACCTAATGATGAAGATATATAACTATTCCAATGTCCTATTTTTTGTTCATTATCAAATATTGATAATACTTTTGATACATCTTCACTATCTCTTACGTATATACATCTTTTAACCCAGCCTTTATATATTGGCATTCCTTTTAATGCATTATCTAAATTCTGTATATATTCCTTATCTTCTTCTGATAAAGTTTCATTATTGTATAATTTTGAGTTAATTTTATAAGACATACTTTTTAGATATTGTTCTAATGATTTATATTGTTCTTCTCCTAAAACATTTCCATTTCTAAAATCTTCACTTGTATAATTACTATTGTATATAATAGTTGAACGGCAGTAATGAAAATGATGCTGTATAGGTGGAAGATTTAAACCTAAAACTAATCCATTACATCTAATTCTTTGTAATCTTAATTCTTTTTGATTTTCTCCATAATATCTATCAAATATATTTTCTTTGTTAATATAAAATTCTTGGTTATTCAAACTATCACACATCAATGTTGTTTTGTCATCTTCTACTGCTATAAATCTAACTTTTGAATTATCTTCTGTTGTTGACTTTATACCTTCTACTTTTGACAGATTATTTAATCCTATCATTTGTAAGTCCATTGCACCTGATATTTTATTATTATTTATATTAAGTTTTTGATTATTTTGTCTATTTATTATAGTTTGAAACTCACTAGAATCGATTTCTAGGTCTTTTTGTTGTTGCATATTTAAAATTACTTGTTTATATATTTGTTGTGCATTATATTGTATTGTTGTTTCAATATATTGTTTCCAAGTTAGTCCGACTATAATTAGGTTGGTCTAATAATGCAAGAAATAAAGCCATCGGAATTATTGATGGCTTTTTCTTTTTATTTACTTCTTTTTGTCCTTCTTCATAGTAATAGTTTGCATCTTCATACATTATTTGTTTTTCTTGCTCTTCAAGTTTGTTTTGTTCTTCTATGTATGCACTATAAATAAGTAATTCTAATATTTCACTATTTTTTACTCGTGTTCTTCTATAAATATTATTTGCTAATACTCCAAAATAACCTATTAATAGTTTCTGTTCTTTCCATTGTTCTATGTATGTATTTATTCTTTTTTTAGTTTTATTATCTGCTATATTATATATATTTTCTGATGTAAAGTTAAATGTATCAAAGAGTTCTTGTAGTCTATTTTGTGTTTGCTTGCTTATCTTTTGATATATTTTCTTTAGTATTTGCATTTGTTGGTCGTGATACTTCCATATCTCCATTTGTATCACCTACTTTTCCATTATTATTTTCTTGTCCGAATTTAGACATATTCTCTAAATTTTTTTGAATGTTTTCTTCATTTTGTTTATCTATTTTTTCTAGTTCTGAATTACTGTCTAGGTCATCTGGCAACATATCAATAACTGATGCATCGCTTAATAGTCCCCTTAATTTTAATGCTCTTGCCGTTTCAGTATCTTTGTCGGTTGGTAGATTTCTTTGTAAATCTATTTTTATACTTCTAAAATCATAAGATTTATGTTTTCTTTTATTTATTCTATCTATTATTGTTTCCCATCTTCTCAATATTGCTTGTTTAAAATGTTTGTCTGCATCTGTTATCATTTGTTCTAATGCAAAGAATTTTCTATCTAATGCACTTGCATTATCTGCATTTGTAAATCCTAAATCTGTTATATTTGGTACTCCACTTATCATCGCTATTAAATCTATTAATGTTTTTTTATGATTTTCTAGTGCTGTATCTTGTACACTTTTTTCAACCCAAGCAATATCGCCTGAATTGTCTGGGGTATAAAATACTTTCATTTTTAGCATTGTCTCATCATTTTGTTTTCTTTCTGGATTTTCAATCATAATTGAATTTCCATTCTCATCTTTTTCGACTTCTCCGTTGTTTATTTGTCTTTTCTATAAGCAACGGTATATCAGGCTCATAGCCTGTTATTTTTAATTTTGCATCATCATTATACTGAAATGTATTTCTACTATTTTGTATTACTCTTTCATAAGCACAAATTAAAGAGACTACCAATTCAAAGCTTGATAGTCCCATTTCATTTTCTATTGCTATACAAGGAAGCATATTCCATTTGCTTATTTCAAATTTTTGTGTGTCTTCTTGCAATTTTGCATAATCATTTGGTGTTGGCGAATAATATCTTTTACCATTTATTGTTGTTAATTCAACTATTGTTATATCTGCACCAGTTTTATTTTTCTCTGTCCATTTTCTTAATTGTCCTATTTGTTTTACTGGTGTTGAATAATCAAATATTCCTATTGTATTTAATGCACTTTGCTTTGTATATACTATTTCATTATCTTCGTTTTCGTATAATACTTCATAACAGCCTCTCATTCCAAAATAGTCAAATGCCAAATCAAAAAATTCTGTTGCATCATCGTTATATTTACTTATATAATCTATTAATACTTTCAATTCTTCATCTTTATTTGTATCTGCATTAAATACTTTGTTCAATAACTTTTTTATTATATTTAATTTCGTTGGATCAGATATTTTTTCAACATCATATACTGGTGCTTTTCCTGCAAAATAACCTGTTACCATTGAATTTATATAATTTTCAAATGCTACTTTTATTTTTTCATCATTTATACTTACTAATTCTGAATTATTTGTTTTTCTTCTTATTCTTTCATATAGTTGTTTCCTTGCATTCCACTCTTTATCTGCTAACATTAATATTTGTGCAACACTATTTGCATCTTCTAATGTTTCTGGATTCCATTGTATCATTTTTGTTTCCTCCTATATTGGTTTTATATAACCGAATTGTAATTTCTTTTGATTTATATATTTTTCTACTGCATATCTCATTGCATCCATTAAATGGTTAAAATCATCAATTGGTTTGTTTATTTTATTTCCAAACTTGTCCTCATCCCAAGTGTAATTGCTTATTTCTGTTATAAAATTCACACATCTAGGATGTATTATTATTTCAAAGTCTTGTATGAATTGAATACCATTGTTTATACTGTCTTTTCCTTTTAATGCCCCTGTGATATGTCTTAATCCTAATCCTCTTAATTCATCTATTGATTTTGGCTCTGCACTATCTGCTGTTATTTTTTCTTTTGAGTAACCCATTTTGTTTATTTCTTCATATATTGCTTTGTTACTCATTCCTTTTTGATAGATTTCATCATATACATAAATCTTTTTATTTTTTAAATCTATTGCACCGCAAAATAGTGCTGTTGGGTCGTTTGTATAGCCAAAATCTAACCCAAAAGCACTATCTAGATTTCTTATTGTATTTAATTCGAATTTTTCTTCTTTCCAATTTTCATAAACCAATCCATCGACTATACCCCAGTTACCTAATCCTGCAACTTGATATCTTCTAGGATTATTTTTCTTCATTCTTTCAAATACTTTTTTATCAGCTTCATCTAGCCACTCGTTACAAAGATAATTTGTTGTCATTGCTAATATATCATCATCTTTAACATCAAAAAATCTTTTCTTTATCCAATGATGTTCATTCCAAGGATTTAATGTTATTGTTATTTGTTTAAATAATCCCTCTGGTACTTCTCCGTCTTATACTTTCATCTATTACATCAAAATCAGATTCTTTTGTTATTTCGTATGCTTCTTCTATCCATAACCAACATAAAACACCAATATCTACTGATATTGAGGTTACTTTTAATGGGTCATCTAATCCTCTAAAATATATTTTCTGTCCTGTAGGTTTGTATGTCATTTCTAATGGGCTTTCTTTTATTTCCCAAAAACTATCTACTTGTAATCTGTGTATTGCCCATTTTAATTCTGTAAAGCAACTGTCTTTTAACGTTCTAAATGTTTTTCTAATTACAAGTGTATTAGCTTCTTTATATTTCATCATGTTACTTATTATCCATAAAGCTGTTGTCTTGGATTTTTTACTTGCTCTTGAACCTTTACATACTCTATATCTACATTTGCAATGCCAATACTCTGCATAACCTTTTCCAACTATACTTTGTAATGATATGTTATTTACTTGTTGTTGTGTATTTTTATTTATTATTTTATTCTGTAATATCATCTGTTATCACCACTGGTATATTTCCAGCAACTTCAACTTTTTCTTTAAATGTACCATATCTTTTTCCAAGTAGTTCTGCACATTTTGTTCTATCTTGTAATGAAGCATCTAATCCAAATTGGTCTTTTTCTTCTCCTCGCATTACTTTTGTTAAGTATTGTAATACTTCTTCCTGTGAGGCAATTCTATTATTTTCTAGTTGTTGTAATCGTTCTTGAATGAAATAGTTAAGTTTGGTTAAGTTTTCTGCTCCTATGTTCTTTGCTGTCTTAGAACTATACCCTGCTCTCTTTGCACTTTCTGTTGCATTTGCAGTTTCTATATAATAATCTATAAATCTTTTTTGCTTTTCCGTTAATTTATTATAATCTTTTTCATCTTCCATCTGCCTCACTTCCTTTTCTGTGTTCTTTTATTAAGTATTTCATTACATCTATTTTGTTATAGCATTCTTCTTTTTGCTTATATCTATCTTGTAATTCAAATTCATCTGTTTCTTTATTGTATATTTCTACTTGTTCTCTTTTTAATATTTGGTATTTAGTGCAATATTTACAATTCTTTTCACTATAAAATTGAAAACTATTTATTTTATATATCTGTCCTTTTGTAGATAAGGCATATAATAATTTGTTTATGTTTTTAGTTATATTCATTTAATTAAGCACCTCTCTTTAATCCTATAAGGACAAAATACTTTACCTTCTCTTAAATTAGTAATTTCTAAAAAAGAACAGTTTTTACACTGCTCTGGTAATTCACTCTTTATTTGTTTTAATTTCCATTTTTCATTATATTTTTGCTCTTCTTCTATCATCTCTAGCACTTCCTCACAACTGTCAAATTTACATACTTTACACTTTTTATTCCCGTTTGGGCATATTTTATTATCTATTAAACATTGAATCATACTCTATTCCTCTTCTGTGCATGTTAATTTGTCGTCTATTCTTCTTAATATTTTGCAATCTATGTTCTTTGTGCATGTGCTACAGTTTTCTTTTTTATACTTTTCTATTCTTTCTTGATTAGTCATATGTACATCTCCTTTTTTATTTATAAAACACTATGTAACGATATAAAGTTGGACTCGAACCAACATACATTGCGATTTTCCCTTCGCCCTCTTTTACCAGTAAAGAGTATATTTGTTACCGAACAAATAAAAAGTTTCAGGAGTTTAACCATTTTTATATATTGCTACATACTATTTTCTAAATATTAATTAGAACTCGCTAGGAAAGTTCTGTAATAATAATTTTAAGGGGTTTATTATAAACAAAGTGCAAACAGCTAATCTATATTATCAGTTACCTAGCATACTGGTAATAACATAATAAAAAGAATAGACATTTAAAACATCTACTCTTATACACACAAACTATTTGTAGCTAATACTTTTGTAATCTTGGGCTTGTTCATTTCTGAACGATTACACTTTTCATTAATAATATTTTATCATCTTTTAAGCGGACAAAACGGACATTTCTATTTTTTTTCTAAAAATCTTATTAATTTTTTTCTTGCTGTATCTTCATTGTTATAATTCATTAAAAACATTATCTGTAACCACGTTTTATTATCATTATATCTGTATCTTATTATATCTCTTAACTCTGCATTTTCTACATAATTTAGCTCATACTCTAATTGTAATCTCATTTTATCTAGTTTATATGTTTTGTCTTTTATCATCTTTTTGTATTTTCTTTTTAGTCCTGCATTTTTTGGTATTTCAACACCGTTCTATTACACAATTATGTTTTATGTATGGATAGCTTGTACTACTTCCTTGTACACTATCTTTTATTACTGTGCATTCTTTATTTTCTATTTTTTTTATTCTTTGTCTTAACCTTTCCAGTTCATTATTTGTATTTTCTATTTTATCTAAAAAGTCTTTATTCATTAGTGTGCCTCCTTTTTATATTTTCTCTTATTAATTCAGCTTTTAAGTCATCTAAAATCTTATATGCTCTATTTAATTGTGTTTGATTTTGTTTTCTTTTTGTTATGTCTAATAAGTTTATATTCTCTAATTCTTTCATTGTGTCTATTACTATGTTGTATATATGATTTATTGTCATTTGTTCTTCCTTTCTTTCAAATATTTATATATTACTCTTTCTACATAAGCTAATGCTTCATAATTGCTTATATATCTTCCATCATGTCTGTGTCTTACTGTACTTCTTATTACTTTTATTTCTTGATTATATTGCCTTTTATACATTGTTGCTAATTGATTCTTGCTTAATCCTTGCTTCCATTTTTGAATTATCTCTTTATCTTGCATACTACACCTCTTTAGATTCTCTTTAGAAACTCTTTAGATGTAGTATGCTCTTTTATTTATTTAATAATTCTTTTGCTTTATTTTCAAAATATTGTTTTATGCACTCTTTGCATTTTTCTTTATCTTCAAATTCATTGCAATTTTCTTTTTGTCCCATTTGTTTGCAAATATCTTCGTCTATATCGTTATTATTTATTATTTCAGCCATTAAATCGATCGTTTTGTCTTTTTCTTCTAGCATAGATAAAACTTTTTCTATTGCTATGCTATCTGTATCTAAATCTGCTGTTAATTGCATTGCAAATATGTCCCCATTTTTTCTTGCTTCTTTAATAACACCATTATTTATTTGTATCATCTTTTTTAGTCTTTCTATTGCTTGTTCTTTTGTCATATGCTAGTCCTTCTTTAACTGTTTTACTTTTTTATTCAGCTGTTTTACTGCTTGTACTAATTTATTTTGTTGTTCAAATAATAAATGTATGTTATCTTCATTTATAATTTCACAACCATAATTTTCATTAACTGCTATTTCTTTTATACTATCTATATCTATTTCATCTTCTATTAGTTCAAAATCTAACATTGCATACTCACGGTCTGAAAATTCTTCATTCATAAAATTTTTATTTTTATCTTTAAAAAGCATTCCGTTGTATGTATATTGTGTATCATTTGGTGCTATTACTTTGCTTCCGTTCTTTTATCTTTCCATCTGCTATTGCTTTTAGCAGTTCATATCCTTTATATTTCATTTTATTTTCTTCCTTCTAGTAGTTCTTGTAATTTCTCTAATTTTATATATTTTTGTGCATCAATACACGTTGCTTCGTCTGGAAATTCTGCATCTCCTTCAAATATTATTCTATATTCTCCATTGTTTAATATTTCTTCTATCTTGTCTTTTACTTTTTGAACTGGAATACTGTTTTTTATACAATGATTTTTAACTACTACACTATTATTTAAATTTTCATAATCTTTTTTTAATTCTTCATTTTCTTTTTGTAATTTGTCTATTATTTCACATAGTTTTAATACTGATAATTCTCTTATTTTATCGCAGTATTTATTTCTAGGCGTTAAGATATATAGACATTCTGCATAAGTAACTCTACTTAAAAATTCTTTTTCTGTTTTATCTACATATTTTGCTTCAATATCTAACTCAATATCTTCTTTTTCTTCTTCGTTCATTTATTCCTCACTTTCCAGCAATTTTTGTAATCTCTTTTTTATATCTAAAGATTTTGTGTTCATTGCTTTTAATCTTGTTATTTGATAGTTGTTTTTTTGGTCATTTGATATTATCTCTTTAGTCTTTTTTATATCATAATCAATTCTGTCTATTATGTCTTCTATTCTTTGCTTTGTAATACAATCTTCGTTTGCTGTATAATATTGCTCAATAATTTCTCCCATACTAGCTTTTGTATACTCTTCTGTTCCTATTATTTCTAGTTCTTTATCCATAATTTTATTTTTTAATTCTTCATTCTCTTTTAATAAAACTTCATTTATTTCCAATACTCTTTTATAATCTGATAAAATAACATCAACATACTTTTTTCTAGTAATAACAAAATTTTCAATACCTTCTTTTTTAAAAGTTCTCAACAACTCATACATTTTTATTTTCTTACCAGTTGATAATTTTTTCAATGCTTCTTCTATACTATCTTCTTTCACTTAAAACACCTCCTAATTAATATCTCTATGTATATAAAACGTTTGACTATTTTCTGTTTTATGTGCTAATCCAATTTCTATATTTCCTATCTTTGCTATATAATCTGGATTTTCAGTCAATTTATTTAGTATTAAATTTAATTGTTCTATTGTGCTAGGGTAGAAAATCATATCAAATTTTTCTTTCACTTAAAACACCTCGATTTCTTCTGGTTTTTCTATGCTAACAGTTTCACAAACTTTTAAATTAAAGAATGTAAACTCTTCTGTTTTATAATCTATCTTTAAATCTACTTCACACATTGTTTGTTTTAAGCAGTCAAATATCCATAAAGGTAATTTGATGTATTTAGGGTAATTATGATACTTTGATATATAATCATGTATTCTATTATTAACAATACATTGTAGTTCCAAATATTCAATACTATCTTTAGTTGTTCTTTTATTTGTTTTTTCTTTCACTATGTATCACTCCTCTCCTTGAAAATTTTAGACGTTCTATTTCTTAAACCATCATATACAGTTTTTCTTCCTTTTTTTAAATCTCGCATAACTTCATCTGCTCTGTAAACGTTTTCTGGGCATTCTCTACACTCATCTATTAATTCCTCTGTACTTTGGTCTATATATCCATAACAAAAGTATCTAGGCTTGCCTTCAAAAACAAATTCTACACTTGGCTTGCCTCTGTCTTTTATATCTGGTCTTAATCTAGCCCTACAACTCATATCTTATTTACTCCTCTCTTCTAATGCTTCTATAAACTCTTTTTGATATTCGCATTCTTCACATTTTTCATTACAAATAGTGTATGTTTCTGGAGCAAGTGGACAGATTATATATCCTTGCTCTTCTGCTAAAGCATCTCTTAGCCATTGTTCCATATTTTATTTACTCCTTTACCACTAAATTTGCTTTGATTAAATCTTGTATATATTCTTTTATTTTTTCTTCTTCTCCACTATACCCTATATAATCTCCCCAGTTGCTATTTTTTCTTTTCTTAAATACTAAAATTTTTCTATCAAAAATGTTTATCTGAACTCGATAATCTTTTTCATATTTTCTGTAATAATTATCATATTCTAATAATTCGTATCCGATACTTTTTGAGTTCTTCTAAATTTATATCATCTCTTATTTTTAGCATATCTATTCTCCTTCCTCTAATTGCTTTTCTACTTCATTTAATCTATCAATAAATTCTTGTAAGATTTTATAATCTGATAAATCTATTTTTATAGTTTCTAGTTCTTCAAATTCAATGTCTGAAGCAGCTCCATAAAACAAGTGTGGCTCGTTTTTCATTACTATTATTTGTCTATTTTTTATATTATTATGTAAAAATTCTTTGCATACTTGATATAACGATTGCAATGCAATATCTTTTTCATACAACTTTTTATTTAATATTGCTATTTGCTTTTGTAATGGTTCTCTTGCTTTTTCATATTCAGTTTTACTAAGATTACTATTTAATTGTTTTATATCAGCTTCTAATTTACTATCTTTATATAAAAACATATCTATTCTCTCCCTAAATCATTTTTCTTTACTAAATCTAAAATAATATTAAAATCTATATTAGAAATCATTGAATGTATGCGTTCTGCTTTGTACTTTTGTTTTAATTCTTTTACTATTTGCTTTGCTTTTTCTTTTTCAACTTTTTTTATTTGAAATCTATCTTTTCTTGCATCATTTCCTATGCAATTAAATAGACAAGTAATAGCTCCTTTTTCAGTTGTTTCACAAATTCTTGGAAATTGAAATTCCTTTTGAACATCATTCCATATCATATATCTATATTCCATCTTCTCCTCCTACTTTTCAAACTTAATTTTTTCTCTTTTTTTCTCTATTTCAATTTCTTTCACTGCTATTTGTATTGCTTCAGCATCTGCCGTTGTCATTGTATCCATAAATTCTAATAATTCTTTAAATTTGTTCATAAATTCTATACACCTTTTTTCGTTTGCTTGATTACTTACTATCATTTTCTTCCTCCTTATCCTTTGCACAAAATACTAAGCACATCATCATTACTCCTAACATTGCTCCTATAAACATTCCTAATAACATATTTTTCAACTCCTTTCATTTAATTTCTTCTATCTCTAAGATAACTTTACTTGATTTTCCATATTCAAAATCATCTCTAAAACCTTTTACAAAGTTTCTGTTATCATCTTTTAATTTTCCTGCTTTTACCATACTGTCTAATATGAACTTTTTGGCAAAGCATACATTGTCTAAATCACGTCTTTTGTTTTCTTCAACCCATATAAAATGGATTTTTATTGGATTTTCATATGTAGGCAATAAGTTTATATACCAGCTTATGTCTTTTTCAACATTCTTCTTCATATTGGCTCCTGCATATCTATTTTTTCTGCATTCGTTTATGTATTGATTCAAGCTTGGAAGTCTAAATGGTATTTCTATTTTATTCACTTTTCTTTAGCTCCTTTCTTAACTTTTCTTGCCAATTTTTTATTCCTGGTACAAAATATTTGCATCTTGCTACTGGCTTATATTCTTCACATTCTTGCTTGTTACAGCCTAAGCAGTAATAACATAGTGTATTCTTTTTTATTTGTTTCATAGGCTAGTCCTCTGGCATTTCGTAAGTTTTAGGTATATTAAATATATTAGGTTGTATATCCATTTGGCCTTGCATTATTGCAGGTCCTCCAGTCAATTGTAAATAACTAGAATACTTTTGTACTATTTCTGCTAATACTTCTTTTGCTCTTTTCTCTGTCTTGTAATATCCTAAATCATCATATAAGCTATCTACCGTTTCATATCTTATAAAAAATGCTGTTTTTTCTTCAACTTGTGTTATGTATATTTGTGTTAAATTATCAAAGTTAACTATTTTTGTTTCATCTTGACTTACTATTATCATAACTACCTCCTAAATTTTTGGTATATGGTTCATATTTTCTGCTACCATATCCGCTAAATAATATCTTTTAAAACTTACATCTTCTCCAAATCTATTTTTCTTTTGTACCCATTCCGTTGTAAATTCATAGCCTTCTTTTTTTAGTTGGTCTATTCTTGCTCCTAATTGCATTACTCCTAAATCTTGATATGCTTCCCAACTTGTTATACTTCCAAATTGTCTGATATAATTTATAATTCTGTCTTTTTGTGTTATCTTCATTTGTTTATCACTTCCTTTAATCTATAAATTCTCCCCACTCCAAGTTTTTATATAAATTTCTTCGTGGGTCTTTCACATAATAATCTATTGGATTTACTGCTATTCTTGCTCTTATATCTGCTATCTTTGGTATAAATTTAACTTCTTGTATTGTTCTTTCAATAGCTGTTTCAAATTCTGTTTTATCTGTATTTTTAAATTCTTCATACCAAACTGTCATTTCTTCTTTTGTAAATATCTTGTTATATGCTGTTTGAATTTTTGATATTTGTCTTTTAAATTCATCTTTATTCATCTAAAAATCCACCACCTTGCTTGTATCTTTTTTAGGATTTTTTAAATCTTCTTTTTTTACTGCATCTACAACCCATTTTTTTATACATAGATAATGTGATTTTGCTTTGTATCCTTTCATTTCAATGTACTCATCAAGATATTTTATAAGTTCTTCCCAATTTTGATATTCTTTCTGTAGTTTCTGCAATTCTTCATCTTTCAACAACACATTTTTATATTCTCCATATTTGTGCTTGTTGGCTTTTACAGAAGCTGTAGAAGATTTTTCTTCGGAAGCTGGTATATTATTATCTAACTCTATACTATCCTTACCTAACTCTAACCTATCTCTAACCTGGGTATCCATTTTGGATACATCTTGTATACATTTTGTATCCATTAATGTATAAGCTTTATTTTCATCAAGTTTTAGCATTGATTTTTCTTCTTTGTATTTTGTTTCATGATATCTATCTTTTTGTATGTAATTATGTATTTGCCAATGTTTTATTACTACTACACCACTTTCAAATGGTAATAAGAATTTTTTTGTTAGTAGTATTTTTAAGTCATCATCTTTGCACCCTATCATTCTCATTATATTTTTAGGATTATTTATGAATCCATCATCATCAGCTCTCATACTTAAATGAAAATATAATAATTGAGTTGTGTGTGGCATATCAAGAAATGCATCACTATCTATTATTGTTTTTGCAAACATTCTTCTTTCTGCCATTGCTTTCTCCTTTCGTATTTCGTACAATATAAGGGATAAAACTTTATTTTGTCCTATCCCTGTTGTCTAATCTAAATAACTTTTTCCTATTAATTTTATAAATTCTTCTCTTGTATGATTTTTTTCATATTCTTTTTGACATTCTTGTTTTAATCTCAAATCTAACTCATGTCCATATTTACCATGTACTCCGTATGTTCCTCTATGCTCTAAATATGTTAGCCATACTTTGAATCCGTTTTGCTCTGATATTTTTCTTTTTCCTGAGCCAAAATATATATGATGTTCTTCTAGTCCATAAGTTTGTTCACTAACATAGCTTTCTTTTTTGATTTGTAAAATTGATTTCATTTCTTGTCCCATTCTTTCAATAAACTATTTATTTCTGCATCTGATTTTGTTTCTATATCTAACTGCTTACATTCTTGTACTATTAATTCAATTAATTTGCTCATTTCTGTCGTGTTATAAACACTAGACCCATAATATGTAATTACATTTGTAAAACCGTTCTAATTTGCTTTTCATTGTTTCTGTTACCCAGCCTAGTCCGTGGTTACTCCAAGCTTGTCTAAATCTTTCTACTGCTTCATTTTTGACTGGTATAATTTCAAAACTACCTATATTTTTTATTAAATCTCTGTATATATCTTCTTTTGGTATATGTAATTTATCTTGTAATTTTCCTAATAGTACCCAACAATAAGCATTACTATCTAGACTTCTTTTAGGTCTATATTCTTTTATTTCAAACTGTTTATCTTTTGCTTGTTCTAGTAAATAAGTTATTATTTTATTACTTGTTCCTATCATAATTACCTCTCTATATGTTGGTGCATTAAAACATACTCTGAATTTTCTCCCATATTATTCAATAGAAATTCACTTGCTTGTTGTTTACTTAAATGGCTGTCTTTTGCTCTAAATTCATATACATATTTGCAGTCTTGTTGTTTTTCTTTTATTCTTTCTTCTATCTCATCTTCATCGTAATTACCTTCAACAAGATACAAATCATAATTTTTAGCACTTATTCCCTCAACTGTTTTTGTATCTGTCATATAGATTACTTTATAATCATCAAATAACACTCTATAGCCACATTGTGGTACATCATGATATAATTTAATTGGTACAATTTTAAATAGTTTATAATCGTATTTAGTGCCAATTTGAAGTACATCTATATTTTTTCTTTCAACTCCACATTCTAAAAGTGATTTTAATAACCATTCACAACAAGCAAATCTTAATGTTGGTCTTTCTTGTGCCAATTTCTTAATTGTTTCTTTTTTAAAGTGGTCTGAATGTATGTGTGTAAGAAGTACTATTTTTAGTTTCTTATAATACTTCTCTAATTTCTTAAAAGTAACTCCACAGTCAATTAAAATTATGTCTTTTATTATTGTTGCATTTCCTGTACTGCAACTTGATATAATTTTATAATTCATTCATTGATACCTCTTTTGTTTCTTCTGTTTGTTCTTCTATTTCTGATTGTATTTCAATAGGTTCTTGTTGCGGAATTTCTTGTTGCATTTCCTCGGCTTCATACATTCCTGCTAAATCTTCAACAAATGTCTCTCTTAATGCTCTTACTTTTGCTACTTTTTCTACCATTGTTGCACCTTTATTATTCCAGTTAGAATTTAATTGACCTTGTCCTGTTTTTTGTGCTACTTCATTAAAGCTTACACTTGAATACGTAGGGTGTGACCAATCTTTTCTAAATACTCTAGCCCAACCACCTACAAGTTGTTCATCTCCTAACTTAAATGTTCCTTGTCTTTCTTCTACTGTTCCATCTGATTTTTGAACTATAATTCCACTTTCCATTCCATCATAATTTGGATTTAATACAGCTCTTTTAAGTATTGCATCTTTTCCTACAACTAATTGCGCTGGTACTCCTGCTTTATATTTAATTAAATAGGCTTCTCTTAAAAATGGATTTAATTTTCTAACCTTGCAAAGTTCTGTAAATAACTTAAATTCTTGATTAGTTATTTTTGCATCTGTTCCTACTATGTATTCTTGTACTATACTTGGTGTTAATTTAATTTCATTTCCATCAATATCAAATTTGACCATTAATTCATTATTTTTTTGTGCTTCATTACTCATAATCATATCCCCCATTTTCTAAAAATTGTTTTAATTCTCTTAACTTTGTTCTTGTTCCTTTTACTGTAAACTTTAATGTTAATATTTCTTCTTGTTTCTCTTCTATAGCTGGTGCATTTAATACCGTTTGTTCAATATACTTGTCTGACTCTTTTGCAGTATCTACAACAAATTCTTGAAGTTCTTTTTCCTGTTCTATTTTTTTCTTTTCTTCTTCAACAGCCTTAAATCTATTTGTTACACTTGTTATTGCTTGTGATACATTTAATGTCTGTTTATATTCAACTAATATTTCTGCTTTATGTTCTTGTGTTTCAATTAGTTTTAAATCATCTGTTATCTTGTCTATAAATTGTTTTGCTTGTTCTTTCAAACTTTTCATACTTGCTGATAATGTTACATTTATTCTTGCTTGTCCATATGTAATAAAATCAATATTATTAGCTGTTTTATATTCTTCAAAATAATCTTTTACTTCTTGTTCTTTCTTTGCTTTTAATTCATTTTCAGCATTATCTATTTTTCCTTTTAAGATTAAATCTGCATTTCTAAATTTATCAGATATGCATTCTTTATAAACAATCTCAAAATCGTTGTAAGGTTTTAATACTTGCTCTTTTACTAATTTTCTTTTTGTTTCAAATTCTTTATAATCTTTATTCAATTCAGCTCTTATTTCTTTTATTGTTTTTATTGATTCTTCTGTACATACTAGATTAGTTGCATTTTTTACTCTTTCTTCTATAACTGCACTCACACTTTTTAGTTGTTCCTCTATTACAGGCAACTGTTTTACTTCTATTAAGTCTTTAATCATCTAATTTTCTCCCTTCAATTTTTTAATTTTTTCTTTTAACTCGTTTGCATATCTATAATCTTCGCTGTCCCATTTATCTTGCATTTCTAAAATAAAATATGCATTTTCTAATTGTTCTAATGTTTCCATTTTATTCTCCTCTTGATTTCTACTGCTAAAAATGCTATAATAACAATAGAAATTCATATATTTAAGTGATTTTTTAGAACTAATTTTGGTTTTCGGCATCTGAAATTAGTTCTTTTATTTTGCATAAAATAGCTTTTTCATTGTTATATGCATTTGAAGTTGCTATTCTTTTTATTCTGTCTATTAATTCTTTCTGTTCATCATTTTCAAATCTTAAATCTTTATTTTCTTCGTGTACTGCTAAATTTTCGTTTGATAGTTCTTTATTTTTCTTTTGTAAATCCGCAATTAATATGTTTCTGTTTTCTACTTTTCTTTCTGCAATTTCTAAATTATTTCTACTTGCATTTACTAAACTTTGTAATTCTTTTGTTTTTCTAAACATCTCTTTCAACTCCTTTCTTGTAAAATTTTGTAAAATAATATATAATATCCTCGAAAGTGAGGTTATTATTATGAGTAATTATATATGTCCTTTTTGCAATAGTTCATTTCCATTAATTGATGAAACTTATACATGCTATGAAAGTTCGTTTACCAATTCTAATACAATTTATTGGGATCATACTCCTTCCAATAGTGTTCATCTAAATTTTTATAAATGTCCAACTTGCAATAAAACATCATTAACTTTAAATGGTATTAGCAATGATTTTAAAGATATTTTTGTACCTATTTATCCCAATTCTTTAGCTAAACAATTTCCTGAATATATTCCTAAAGCAATTCGTGATGATTATGAAGAAGCTTATTCAATAGTAAATTTAAGTCCTAAAGCTTCTGCAACACTTTCTCGTCGATGCTTACAAGGTATGATTAGAGATTTTTGGAATATTCATAAAAAACGTTTAATTGATGAAATCAATGAATTACAATCTCTTATTCCTGCAACACAATGGAATGCTATTAATGCTCTTCGTAAAGTTGGTAATATTGGTGCTCATATGGAACAAGATGTTAATACTATTGTTGATGTTGATTCTGATGAAGCAGAAAAATTACTAAAGCTTATCGAATTACTTATAGATAAATGGTATATTGCTCGTCATGATGAAGAATTGCTTTTATCAGATATTACTACTATTGCTGATAATAAAATGTTTCAAAAAAAATCTTCTAATCAATAACATTATCTAATGTGTCATGACTTGCTAATAAATTTCCTTTAAAATCCCAGTATTGATATATGCATCTTGCTGGGTCTTCTTTTGTCCCTCTACCTATTAAACTTTTTGTTTGTATCACTTTTATTACCTTTGCATTATCTGTTCCTCTTGGTCTTGCTGTTTCCATTTTCTTTCCCTCCTAATAAGTTAATCCGTTGTAAGAATGCCCAGTATCCAAATACTATGCTTCCTATATATAAACTGCTATATACTACTGCTTGTCCTAATCTCATATATACTTTATTTTTATCTAATTTAAAGTTTTTCCATGTTCTTTTCATTTGTTTTCCTCCTTAAATTGTTTTTAACCATTTTTCAAATTTACTTTTTATTATCAAATAATTCCATTGTCCTGTTTTTCCTTGAAAGGCTATTCCAAATGGAAATTTATCTTGTCTTAATGCTGCCCTAACTCCCTCAACACTCATTTTTAACTTTGGCGCGATATCTGCAGGAGTTAATCTTTTTATTTCCTCATCTTCTTCCATGTTCTCACCTTCTTTCTTTTTTAGTATCGGTTCGTGGTTATTTCTGATTTCTTTTGAAATCATTTTTGATATAAAAAATATCGTCAAACTGTTTATTAAGTATCCTACAAATATTTACAGCTAATTCTGGACTAGGATTTCTTTCCCCATTAGCAATTAAACTGATTTGTGTCTGTGAACAATCCGCTTCTTTTGCCAGTTGTCTGTAAGAAAAACCTTCTTTTGTTATAATATCTTTAAATATTTCTGCATCTCTCAATATTATAGTTCTATTTGCCATTTTTTATCTCCTTTCCGTTTTCTTTTGTAAGCATTATATCATGTAGATTTCATTTGTCAACACTTTTTTGAAAATTTTTATAAAAATCTTTACAAAAGTAATCATAAATGTTATAATATCATTGATTGGAGGAATCACTATGGAAATGTCTCTTAAAGAAATGGGGATATATTTAAAAAAATTACGAGAAAATAAAGGTCTATCGACTAGAGAAGTATATGAATTAGCTAAAGTTTCAAATAGCTATCTATCTCTTGTAGAAAATGGGCATCGTAGAGCCAGCGCAGTAGTTTTAAAAAAATTAGCTCCAGTATATGGTGTTAATTATTTAGATTTATATGTCAAAGCTGGTTATGCAGATTTAGCAGAATATGAAAAAAATAAAAATTCTAATTTTGTTTCAAAAAACAACATTGACACAGAAGGACTTGATGATAATGACATTGATGAATTAAGAAGATTTGCTGAATTTTTAAAGAATAAGAAAAAAACAAAATAAGAATAAATAAAAAGGAATAGATGTAATCAATTTTACCACGAACCGATACATTTATTCCCTGCAAACACTATTAAAAGTGAATGTATTAATATTATACAAAAAATACCTTCACTTTTCAATAGTTTATTTAAAAATAAATTAAAGAAATTTGGAGGTATTTTATTATGAAAATTTTAAAGAAAAGAGCAAATGGAAAAGGCACCGTTGCATTTTTAGGAAAAGGAAGGAATAAACCTTATGCTGCTAGAATAACAATTGGAAAAGATATTAAAGGAAGAAGTATATATTATGATATCAATACTTTTGAAACAGAATTAGAAGCATTGGTATGCTTAGAAAATTATCATGCCCAACCTTATTCTTTATATATAAAAGAAAACAAATACAATAAAATTTATACTTTTCCTAAGGTTCCTTACCCTATTGTCCCTGTTCAAAATCCACATAAAAATATTATAGAAAAAGTAAAAAAAGATAATTATACATTTAAACAATTATTTGAAAATTTTAAGAATGCAAAACTCCCTACATCTGAAGAAATAAAATTAGAAAAAGAAACTCATATAAAACCAATAGGAAAATATGCCTATAATTATTCTAGAGGCATGATCACTGCTTATAATAATTCCAAAGAACTTTATGATATAGCATATAAAGAATTAAGAACATCTGATTTCCAACAATTTTTAGACAATTGTGGAAAAAAATTTGAAACATTAAGAATAATGAAAAATTTGTACATAAAACTTGATGAATATGCTTTTCAAGAAGATTTAATAAATAAATGCTATGCTCAATATATAACAATTAGTAAATCAAGTAGTTTACCTTCTGATAAAAAGGAAAGAACTCCTTACACATATAAACAAATACAATATTTATGGAGTATTAAACCTGAAAATTATAAAGAAGAATTTGTAAAAGATATTTTACTTCTTACTATTTATACTGGTTGTAGAGCCAATGAACTGTTATTTGTTTATACTAAAAATATACATTTAAATGACAATTATTTTGTTGGCGGAATAAAAACTGCAGCTGGAATAAATAGAGAAATACCTATTCATAGTGATATTAAAAATATCTTTTTAAAATATTACAACCCTAAAAGTGAATTTTTATTTATGATGCCAAATGGCAATAGAGCCAATTATGGTTATTATTTATATCATTATAAAGAAAATTTTATTAATAAACATAAGTTTCTAGAACATCACACAGCACATGATGGTAGGCACACATTAAGAACTGAATTAGAAAAGTTAAATATAAAACAAGTAATTATAAATTCTATAATTGGACATAGTAATGATAATGTAGGTCTAGATATATATACTCATATTTCAATTAAAGAAAAACTTGAAGCTATAAATTTAGTTACTTACAATGAACCAAAAAAATTATATATCTTAGCCTCAAACCACTAG